CTTAAATCCAATTCTATTGATAGCACCTGACATATTCTGAATTATGCCAGATGCACCCGGGGTAGGCTCTATCTTCTCGTCTCCACAGGTGTGTAACTCCCATCTTTTTATTATCTCATAGCGTTCTGGGTTCATCCATGCTTGTGCCCCATTACGCTGTGCATTACTACAAAAGTCATTATTTACGGTAAGTACCTTCATGTTCTGGGTTTGGCGATATACACGACGAGCCATGTCGTCATGATTCTTTAACCTTACCAGGAATAGAGTATGAATCAAGATATCCTCCTCATTTCCGGGTTCTAATATAACATCAACGTACTGCGAATACAGTCTCAAGTTCTGCTTAACGGTCGTAACCGCTTCAGCATAATTGAAGGTTTTTGTCCAATTGCAATCATCTGCCGGGGTGTTATTAGTATCTGCGGCGGACTGCGGAGATGGCCCGGCCGTCAGAGGTACAACGAGAGGGTATGCATTGGTTCGGCTTGAATATGACATTTTGTAGTAGACGGGTGTAGAATGGTCTCTAGCTTGGTCTTTCAGATTGTCAACCTGACGAGCCAGAGTCTCAATCTGTTTAGATTGTGCTTTAGCTCCCGAAGAAGCTTTTGCACGTTGAAGCACAGTCTTTTTCCTTCCATGCCTAGCCATATAATATTAACTGGGGTTTTAATTTTGCGGACAAGCCGCAAAACGTGAGATTGATGTTGATAAAAAACCTTAAGTTAATATATATGGCTCAAAATAGTTCCAATAGTTCCAAGGAGGGGGGTAATACTATACCCCCTCCTTTATCCACCGTTAAACAGATTTCACCTGCATTAAGGTGGTGCTTTACCTTAAATAATTATACAGCAGAGGATGTTAGTTCCATAGTTCCAATAATTCAAGCACATGCTACCAAATGGGTAGTAGGTTTTGAAGTTGGAGAGTCTGGAACTCCACACTTACAGGGCTTTATTCGGTTTAAAACCAAAAAACGCCCCATGACAATTTTCTCCAGCTTTCGGGGGATACACTGGGAAAAATGTAAAGGTACTGACCAACAAAATCTTGAATACTGTAGTAAAGACGATGATTTCCAGTCAGGAGGATTTCCCAAACCGATAAAAGTAATCAACCCGGATCGGCCATGGGAAAGGCTGATAATGGACATTATTAAGGTAGAGCCTGATGATAGAGTGATCTATTGGTTTTGGTCCAGGGAAGGTAACGTAGGTAAAACTGCATTTTGCAAATATCTAACTGTTAAACACGACGCCTTACCATTGCACGGTAAAGGCGCAGATGTACGAAACGGTATTTCTGAATGGTACAAGAACAAGGGAGAAACGCCTAAATTAGTCGTTTTCCCAATACCTAGGTCTTATAACAGTGATTACTTGTCGTATGAGAGCATAGAAAATATCAAAGATATGTACTTCTATTCAGGTAAGTACGAGGGTGGAGTTATCTGCGGTAACTCCCCTCATTTATTTATATTTGCAAACCAATTACCAGATTATGAAAAACTCTCTGCCGATAGGTGGTCAATTCACGAGATAACTTGACCACGGTTACAGTCGGGGCTTGCGCCCCTATTGACGATTCGGGTCAATCCTTCCGTATTTTCGGACGAGTCCGATGGCCATTGCATGGCCACTGCAATTGCATGAAAGTCGGATCATTTACCAAGTCATGCCAATTTTTCTCGCTACGCTCGGCATTTATAATACCTATTTAAAGGGCTTTAAATGGGTATTATAGTAACTAGCTACTTAAAACATTCTACCTTTGCAGATAGAGGATACACTGAGAAGAGGATTTTCCAAATCCAGAGTAGAGTTGTCACTGAACGCGACAAGGAAGTATTTGCATTCGGGAGCAATCTCGGCGTACAGGTAGCTGTTCACCGTAGATGACGTCCCTGTAATCTTAATCTGCCGACCGCTGTAATTAATCTTAAATCCAATTCTATTGATAGCACCTGACATATTCTGAATTATGCCAGATGCACCCGGGGTAGGCTCTATCTTCTCGTCTCCACAGGTGTGTAACTCCCATCTTTTTATTATCTCATAG